TGTAATTAAGTTATCTATGTGAGTAGCGTCGCCTTTACCAGCAATGATAAGGTTTACATCAACCGTATCAGCGTCTTCATATAATTCATACGCAGTTTTCAATTGTGCAATTGAAGCTGCTGAACCGTCAGCACCACCACTTAAACTTGCGTTATTAAGAGCTGTTACTGAAGTAAATGTTTTATTTAAAGCTACTGTACCCCAATTACCAGCTTTACCAGTTGACTCGTGGTCAGTCCAGTAAATGTATTGAGATTTATTGTAGATAACATCTTTATAATAATTTGAATCACCTTGTGGTGTTTTAGCGTCACTTGCTACTGATACTGAGTCATATACTTCTAATACTTCCCCAGCAGTACCTGTGATACCACCGTCTTCATCGACCACTACAACGTGAATTTCATCAGCTGAACCACCTCTTGCTGAAGTGTATGCTGATGTTCCTGGAGCACCTGATACTAGATCATAGTATCTCCATCTTCTTCTTATTGTTGAAGAATCAGCTACAGCAGTATGTAAACCGCCTGTACCTGAAGGATGTCTTACGAATGATACATCATTTGTTGAAATTGCTGTAACTCTATATTCGTAACCACCTGCTTCTCCAAAGTTTATAATATCACCAACATTCAATTCTCCGCCGTCAGCTACTGTAATTGTTGTATCTCCAACTGCTGTTGAAGCGTCATTTACTGTAGTTGCACTTGTATTTTCGTAAGCTGAAGCTGAATTTGGACATATTGAAACTTTAATATTATTTCCCCACGCACCTGCGGTTCTAGCAGCCCATAAACCGTCTGCTGTAAAACCATCATCATAATCTGCATTATTTTTTATTAAGGTTGCACCACCGCCACCTGAAGTAGCGTTGAAAGCACCTGTGTTACTTGCTCGAACAACTCTTAAACTTGATGAGTACTGTAAGAAACTTGCAGCACTAAAAAAGTATTCAAAAGTATTAGAGTCAGGTTTACCAAACGTTTCTACCAATTCTTTTTCAGACGCAATAGATATAATTTCATCTATTGGACCTTGTGAGAATTGACCTGCAATAGCACCGATCGTTGTAGCAACTGCTGGAATAACATTTGTTAAGTCTTTCTCTTGTACGAGAACACCTGGTGAAACTTGAAATGCCATATTTTTGTTCTCCTCTTATTAGCTAATAAGTATCATTTAATCTCGTTACTATTTAGTAAAATAGTGTTCTTTACAGGATATCGCCTTTTCTTACTGTTACAGGCGTCCATCGTTCTCCTGCGTCATCCTGAAAGCTATTATCTTGTAATCCATCATCTACAAACCCAAATGGTGCCATATCTTGTTCTATTGCATTTGCTTGCTCTTCGTACATTCTAGCACGTACATCTTGGTCTGTCATTTCTTTAAAATATCTTTGATTTGATAACCACGCAAATATAACTAAACACATTACAAGGTCATCATTTGCACCTTCTTCAGCTTGCCAAGAAGATCCTCTTCTAACAAAAGTTGATAATTCTTGTATAGTATGAAAATCTTGTATTATTATCTTATCACCTTCTATTAAACTTTTTAAATTAGAACAACCTATACGTTTTACTTGTTTGGTCATACGCACTCCTAATTGAGTACCTCTTTTAGAAAACCCACCACCTAATATTTGGCCTGCACGACCTTTCATCATACACATTAAAAGATTTGTATATTCTAATTCAAATTGTAAAGCGTCAGCTACTTGATGTCCTAAATCATTTACCTCTACACAAACATAAGCGTTATTATATTGTTTAGCTATTTTTTCAATTGTATGTGGAAACAATATAGGTTTAATTTCATTGTCTCTAAATTTTGCAACCATCTTATATGGCATTTTTGAAACATCAAGTACAACAAAGGCAGAATAATCTTTTACTGTACCTCGAGCTACGTCAACTGTAATAATATAATCTTTTCCTTTTTCAGGTCTTTCATACATATCAAAACCAGCACTTGAAACTAAAGGAGTGTTGTGTGATAACATTCTAATTTTAGATGGATTAATTAATGTGTCAATTGAACCTACAAACTCACACTCAAACTCAGTAGCAAATTGTGCTTCACTTGTGTTTCTTATTGTTTCTTGTTTCCATTTTTCATCTCTACCTGGTACCTCAGACCAATGAACTTCTACAGGAACATAATCATTTCTTTTATGTATTGCGTCATTCCAAATTTTATAATACATATTCATACCGTGAGGTGTAGATACAATCATTACTTTAGATGATTTACCAGATGATATTGTAGGATATACTGAACTAAAAAACTGTTCAGATATATTTGCTGGAATAAACGCAAACTCGTCTAAGAATATTATGTTAAATGAACCACCTCGAATAGCAGATGATGATGTTGCAGCTGCAAGTATCTTTGAACCATTTTCTAATTCTAAAGAACCTTTGTTCCAATTTAAGACACCTTGTTGTAACCATTTAGGTAAATTCTCATATGCAAGTTGAAGTCTACCTAATAAATCTCTAGCAGTAGAACTTTTGTTTGCAAGTATGGCCACATTTATATTATCGTTAAAAACAACTTGATGTAATAAGTATGCAATGATGGTAGTTGATTTACCAGACTGTCTTGGTAGTTTACAAATAGAAAAACGATTATTATGAAACGTATCGACCATACGTTCCTGAAATCCATACATATTAAAAGGCACAAGACCATCATCAATGTTTACAATTTTTATGTAATTTTTAATAAAGTATATAGGATCTTCCATACACTTTGCGATTTCAATTATTTGTTGCTCAGTATATTCTTGTTTTGTATTAGCTTTAAATAAGTTAGGATTACCTAAATAATGTTCACTCATTTATTGGCTCCAAGTTTTCTTGTAGTTGTTCAGAAAAAGATTTATCTTCTTCACTCTCAATAGTCTTATTTTTATTTTTTAACATTTTGTGCAACTCAGCAGATGAACCTACAAACAAAGCTTGTTTAATATTTGCTGTTGTTTTATTAGGAACTTCTTTAAGATTTTTTAATTTACCTTGCAAGTCTTGTAATTTATCTACTGTATCAGCAACTTGTTTAATTAAATTACCTGCAACTTCGTAAGCTCTTGGATGTTGGCTCTCTTGTGCAATATCTAATATACCTTGTATTGCGTCTTGGCCTCTTTCTATAAGATTGTAATAATTTTCTCTACTATACTTGTAATCATTATCAACATCTTCTTTTTCTTTATCTTCAATTCTAGGAACTGGAGGAGTGTATTCTTTTTTAATTATTTGTTTTGTGGCAGGTTTCTGTTCCGTAGAGATACCTAGTGCTTCATTTATTTTGTCGTCTATGCTCATAATTATTCATCACTATCACTTGTTGGGTTATAATTTTTAGAATCAGTATATGTAGTTATAGTAGTAGTAAATCCAAAATCATCATTTGCGTCAGCTGAAGTTGGATTTGGAACAACTACAATTCTTTCTTCTCTTTTTTCTGTAGAAGTTGTATCTGAATATATATCTGTTTGTGTTTCTTTAATAATACCTTTAGAATAAATTGGACCATATAGATAAGTTTTAGCAGTAAATCCTAAGGTATAATTTACAGCACGTCTTTGTGTAAATGCACCATCGTAACTATCTTCATAATTAACATTATTTAAAGTTATTGGAACATCTCTTTTAATTCCCATATTTGGAATTGCATTAATTGTAACTGTGTAGTCTGGTTGAAAATACGGTAATATTTGTTCTATAATTTGTAATCCAGCTTCAGCAGTTGCTGTAAAAGCATATAGATTAAAACTTATATTATAAGGAACTGGATTATATTGATAATACATTTTACTTGCGTCTGAAGTATTAACGTTTTTAAATTTACCAATTCTTTGTAACTTACGAGATGGATCATAACTTATACCTGATATTTCAAATCCCATACGAGGCAAAGTAACTGCCATTTCTCTATTATTTAAATCTGCTTGTTGGTCTAATCTAACTAAAAACTTTTCTTTAGGAGAGTATGATAGAGGCACTTTTATTTTTTGCACAACATCACCACTACTATTTGTTCTATGTATTTCAATATTATTAAATATTGTACCAAATGCTACAACAACTTTTCTTAATGACTCGTGGTAAAATCTTCTTCCAAACATTATAAACTTTCCTCATCTACTTCACCAAAAGGGTTTCTTTCTGTAAAGTCTAAAATATCGTCAGCAGTACTTACTGTACCAAATCCTGCGTCTGACTCATATGTTGCGTTGTCAGCGTAATCTCTAGTTTGAGTTGCTAAATTAAAATCATCACTTTCTAAAATTACATAGTGATAATTACCTAATATAGTATCTGTTGTTTCTAACAATATTCCACCACCATCTTCTAAAACCATTTGATGTGCTAATGTATCAATTGAAAGTTTATCTTCAGCCTGATCAATTTCTGGCATACCAGTGTTTAATTTTTCTGAACTGTACTCAAACTTAGTAGCTCTCAACTTGTAAACTGGTAAATTTCCTAATTGAAAAAATGGTTCCTGATCTTCAACAAATTGTATTTCAAAAAAACTATTCATTAAAGGAACATAGATAACATCACCTTCATTTGGTCTTCCTGTTTTAATTAATGTTGCTAAACTATCTACTTGATTTTGCCATCTTCTTTTTGCAATAACAAAAGTAGTATCATCTCTAACTTCTAAACCAAATTTAGATATTAATTCTTGTTCACCTGCAAATCCTTCAGTAGTTTCAACATACATTTCTATCATATATGATTGATCAAATTTAGATAGGACATCTTCTCCTAAAACTAAATCTTGGTTAACTAATGTTCTTGGTAAATAATAACAATCGTGGCCGTAGATTTTTAAGCCTTCTATGATTAAATTTTCGTGTAATATTTTTTCTGAATCGTTTCCGATTCCGTTTCCACCTTGAAAATAGTGATTAACTGGCATTGCATTATCCTATCATATACGTTACAGGCGTTTCGTATGTGCCTCTTATTTCTTCTTCAAGTTTTTGTATATCTTGTTGCGCCTCTTGGAATATTTGTTGACCATTTAGTGTTACACCACCAATCATAGTCACACCATTAAATTTTGATAAGTTAGCACCCCATTGTCTTTTAAATAAAGCAGTAACATATCTTTTTAAAAAAATGTCATTATATACATCTGTCATTGTAGTTGGATCAAGTTTTCTATAACATTCAATAACAAGATATTCACCTACTGAAATATCTGTTTTCCAATCCATATCAACATACAATCTATTATTGTATTGATTAAATCTAATAGGTTTTTCACCAACAAGTATGTGATCTAAAAAATCTAAATGTCTCAATACCATATCATAGTGAATAATTGATGTTGAAGAAAAATCATACAAATCATTTAATCTTAATTGGTATCTTATATCGAATAAATTTTGATTACCTCTATTTGAAAGAGGAAAAATTCTTGTTACAGCTAATACAGGTTCAGGAACAACAATGTAATTATTTTGTTCAGTCCAAGTTGTTGAAACTGAATTTTTTGTAACCGTTTGAGAAGTATCTCCAGTAGGAGATTTAATTCTATCTACGTCTGTTTGTGTGACTTGATATTTTAAATATGTACGTTCAACACCGTCATAGTGATATTGACTAAAGTATTGTAAAGCCTCATCTAATCTATCTTCTAATTGGTCGTCATCTACGTTAATTTCAATGACAGGTTTGCCCAATGTTCTTAAAGCGTACTGTTTTAATTCTTCTCTAGTTGCTGGGTTGGCCATATTAATCCTTTATTACTATTTATATGATTTTCCATCTAGCAATTACACGTACCTATAGTAATTGTAAAATAACGTTTTACAGTATAGATTAATAATTTTTACGTTGCAGAACCAAATAACGATTTAACAGTTGATCCAGTAGAGTCTAAAATATCTAACTGAACAGCACTATTAAAGTTTGATGAAGTCAAACCAGAGATTGTGTTTGAAGCAGCAGCAATCGTTTTGTTTGTAAACGTTTGAGTAGCAGTTAATAACGCAATACTAGCTGTATCTGATAAATCAGTTGAAGCGATTGTAATGTTTGCACTACCGTCAAATGATACTCCAGCAATTGTTCTAGCAGTTTGAAGTGTAGTTGCTGTTGTAGCATTACCTGATAAAGCACCTTCAAAAGTTGAAGCAACAATTGTACCACTTGCAATTGTTAAATCACCAGTGTCACTTGCAGTAGCAGTTGTAGTACCAAATATAAACTTATCAGCACTTTCATCCCAAGCCATAATCGCATTGTCACCAGTACTTCCTCTTTCGATTAAGATACCAGTATCGTTTGCGTTTGAAGCTGCACCAGAGTTTAACTCTAACAAGTTGTCAGCAATTGTTGTGTTAGCTGAAGCAACAGTTGTTGTTGTTCCATTTACAGTTAAGTTACCAGAAACTGTTACGTTACCAGAACCATCTTGTACTACAAAGTTTGCGTCTGATAATGCAGTATTAAATTCAGCAGTTGTACCTGTTAAAGTACCTTCTGATAAATCTAATGTTAAAGTGTTTGAAGCACTATCAATAGTTTTACCTGTTAATGTTTCAGTACCAGCTAATGTAGCAAATGAACCATCACTTAATGCAGTATTAAATTGTGCTGTTGTACCTGTTAAAGTACCTTCAGATAAATTTAATGTTAAAGTGTTTGAAGCACTATTAATAGTTTTATTTGTTAACGTATCAGTAGTAGCTCTACCAACTAATGTATCAGTTGATGTAGGTAATGTTACTGTACCTGTATTACTGATTGTTGCAATAACTGGAGAAGTTAAAGTTTTATTAGTTAATGTTTCAGTACCAGCCAATGTAGCAAATGAACCATCACTTAATGCACTATTAAATTCAGCAGTTGTACCACTTACTGTATTGTTTGTTAAACTAATAGTTTTATTAGTTAATGTTTGAGAACCTGTTAATGTCGCAACAGTACTATCAATGTTTAAAGTGATTGTATCTGTTGTAGCAGTTGATGTTAATCCAGTACCACCAGAAATTGTGAAAGTATCTGTACCAACTACAATTGAGTCCGTACCAGTATCACCAGCAATTGACATTGTTGATGATATAGAAGCTGTACTAGCAGAAGTTAATCACTGGAATTGCAGTTGAAGAACCATAAGAACCAGCAGAAACAGCTGTGTCATCTAACGTTACTGTTAAAGTGTTTGTAGCACCTGAAGTACTAATACCTGTTCCACCAGCGATTGTTAATGTTTCACTATCTAAATCAATTGATAATGCACCACCAGAATCACCTTGGAAGTCTAGGTCACTAGCAGTTACTTGAGCGTCAACGTATGCTTTAATTGATTCAGATGAAGCAAGAGTTGATGAAGTTGCTGTTGCAAACGTGTCATCATCTAAAATTGCAGTACCTGAAACACCAGTGTTAATAACTGGAGATGTTAAAGTTTTGTTTGTTAATGTATCAGTAGTATCTTTTAATACTATAGTACCAGTAGCGTTAGGAAGAGTAATTGTTCTATCGGCTGTAGGATCTTCTACTGTTAAAACTGTTTCATAATCATCAGCTGTTGCACCTTCAAATGTAAATGAATTAGTAATAGCTATTGTTGTTGAATCAACTGTTGTAGTTGTTCCTGATACTGTTAAGTTACCTGATACTGTTAAGTTATCATCAATTGTAACTGTACCACCAGCTGAATCTATTGTAAGATTTCCTGATGATGTATCTATTTCATTATTTCCTGTTAAACCGATCTGAATATTTCCAGATGTTTGTCCTACATAGGAACCACCTGCTGTGGAACCATCGTGTAGAATAAGTTTTGAAAGGTCTGTATCTACCGTTAACTCACCAACTGAACCTGTATAGGCAGCGTTTTGAGCAGTAGTACCTCTTCTTAATTGTAAAATTGTTGGCATTGTTGTTCTCTCCCTTTTATTAACAAACTAACTCTATTATTTATAATAATAAGTTATTTTACTCCCTTTATTTTTAATTTTTAAATATAACCAAAATCTACTATTCCAACTGTATCTTCGATTGATCCAAAGTCTATTATTAAAAAACCCTTATTATTACAATCAGCTTTTACTTGTTCTAAAGAAACACCCATAACATCTGTAGGTGAGTCGTTAACTCCGTTTTCACCACCACCTAAATAAACTGTTTGAATTGCAGATTTATCTATTGAGATAGCTTTAATTTCATTAAATCTAATTGAACTATAATCTGTATTGTTTCCTATATAAGCCATTTAATTTTCCTATGTTGAAATATCATCTACCGTACTTACAACAACGTCAAGTGAACTAGCAGTATCGGAAACGACTTTTAAAACGTCACCACTTTTTACTACGTATTTAGCTCCACCATCTATTACTTGTAAAGCACCACCATTTTGAATTGGTGCACCTTTAATAAGGTACACGTCACTTGAAGAATCAGCGTCATTTAATATAACATCAACTTTTATTTCAGCCGTTGTAATATTAGCGCATCCTATACCGATTATTGTGTCATAACTATCAGCTGTGAATACTGTCGTAGCTGAAGTTCCAACATTTCTTGCTGTATATCTTCTAAAATTTTGTGCCATAGTTTCTCTCTCTATTTATATATTTATAAGGCAATTGCCATTGCAATAGCAAAACCTTTTGTTGCTTTATTATCTAATTGTGTTTGTACACTACTTGTAATACCATCTAGGTATGCAAATTCTGTATTATCTACTGATCCATCTCCTATTAGATTTGCATTTAATCTATTTGATGAACTAATAGTTGCTTGTTTAGCATCCAACTGTGTTTGAACATCACTTGTAACACCAATTAAATATCCTAATTCTGTACTAGAAACTCCAGAAACAACTACTTTACCAGAAGCATTTGATATTAAAGCTCTATTTACTGTTAAATCTGATGTTGTAATTGTACTAGCGCCACCTGTTATTGTTCCTTGTTTATTATTTAATTGTGTTTGAACATTGGAACTTAATCCAGATATGTATCCTAATTCTGTATCAGTAACACTTGTTACAACAACTTTACCAAAAACGTCAGAAGCTAATGCTCTGTTGCCTGTTAAATTTGAAGAAACAATTGATGTAGCACCACCAGTGATTGTTGCTTGTTTAGCATCCAATTGTGTTTGAATAGATGAAGTAACACCATCAACATAATTTAATTCTGTAGTTGTTAATGTAGCGCCATCCAATATATTAATCTCATCAGCTGTTGATGTAACGCCAGTTAAATCTGTAGGAGCAATTGAAATATTTGCTGTACCATCAAATGATTGACCAGCAATTGTTCTAGCAGTTTCTAATGCAGTAGCCGTTGCAGCGTTACCTGAAGTATCTTGGTTGCCTGTTGTATTAACACCAGGTAAATCAATATTTGCTGTGCCATCAAATGATACGCCACCAATTGTTCTAGCAGTCGCTAATGCAGTAGCTGTGTCAGCATTACCTGTTACATCACCAGTTACATTTCCTGTTACGTTACCAGTTAAAGCACCTTCAAATGTTCCAGCAACAAATGTTTCAGAACCAACAGTCCATTTATCTGATGTTTCGTTCCATAATAATGTTTTATTAGTATCATCACCACGTTCTATTTCGATACCAGCATTTTCTGTAGCAGAACCTGTAGCGTTTGAGTTTAGAACAATTGTATTATCAGCAAGATTAATTGTTTCCGTATTTACAGTTGTTGTTGAACCTGAAACTGTTAAGTTACCTGTTACAACTAAATTATTTCCTATTGTTACATTGTCTGGTAAACCAACTGTTATTGTTCCAGAACTTTCTGATACTTCTATTTCGTTTGCAGTTCCAGAGAATGTAATTGTTCCACCTAAAGATGTAGCAGTTGATGTAGAACCATCTGTAACAGTTATAACTGAGTTTGCAAGTTTGTCGTTACTAATTGAACCAGCTAACTGAGCATTTGTTATTGTACCAACTAGTGAACTTGTAGGATAATTTGTTGCGTCTGATAAATCAAAAGCTGGTGTTGCGTCTGAACCACCTAATGATAATTGAATACCACCATACGATACTGTAGAGTTTGCCAATTTAGCATTTGTAACTGAACTATCTACTAATTGTGAAGCGTTAATAGTTTTATTTGTTAAAGTATCTGTAGATGAAGCAGTAATGTATGCACCTAAGTCAGAAATATCTGATTCAGTAATTGTGATAGTGTTATTTGCACTATCAATTGTTTTGTTTGTTAAAGTTTGAGTACCAGAGTTTGTTGTAACTGTACTATCAATAGCAAAAGTAACTGTGTTTCCAGAACCACTTGTATCAATACCAGTACCACCTGTAAACGTTAATGTTTCACTATCTAAATCAATAGCAAGAGCCCCACCTGTATCTGCTTGGAAGTCTAAGTCACTAGCAGTTACTTGAGCGTCAACGTAAGCCTTAATTGCTTTTGCAGAAGCAAGAGTATCATCACTTGCTGATACACTTGAAAGGTCTGTATCAACAACACCTGAAGCAAAATCAGCAACTTCTATATTAGATATAGAGTTACCAGTTCCATTTGCGTCAAATGTTTTATTTGTTAAAGTATCTGTTGTAGCTCTACCAACTAATGTATCAGTAGATGTAGGTAATGTTAATGTTCCTACGTTTGTAATTGTAGAAATTACTGGACTTGTTAAAGTTTTGTTTGTTAATGTTTCTGTTCCTGCTAATGAAGCAAATGAACCGTCAGACAATGCACTATTAAACTCAGCAAGTGAACCAGAAATTGTATTACTTCCTAAAGCAATAGTTTTGTTTTCTAAAGTATCAGCAGAGTCCGCTAAAATGTACGATTGTAAATCTGAAATATCAGCTTCAACAACAGTAATTGTGTTACTTGCAGTATTGATTGTTTTACCTGTTAATGTTTCAGTACCAGCCAATGTAGCAAATGAACCATCTGATAAAGCACTATTAAATTGTGCTGTTGTACCTGTTAAAGTATTATCTGATAAGTTAATTGTTTTGTTTTGTAATGTATCAGTACTATCAGCAAGTATGTAAGATTGTAAATCAGATATGTCTGCCTCAACAACAGTAATTGTGTTGTTAGCAGTGTCAATAGTCTTATTAGTTAACGTATCTGTAGTGTTTCTACCAACTAATGTGTCTGTAGATGATGGTAAAGTAATAGTTCCTGTATTTGAAATTGTAGCAATTACTGGACTTGTTAAAGTCTTGTTTGTTAACGTTTGTGTTCCTGTTAATGTTGCAACAGTTGAATCAATGTTAAACGTTACATTGTTTCCTGAACCAACTGTATCAATACCAGTTCCTCCAGTAAATGATAACGTTTCACTATCTAAATCAATAGATAAAGCACCACCTGTATCTGCTTGGAAGTCTAAGTCACTAGCAGTAACTTGAGCATCAACATAAGCTTTAATTGCCTTAGCAGAAGCCAAAGTATTATCACTAGCAGATACCGAAGCTAAATCAGTATCTAAAACACCAGCAGCAAAATCTGCCACTTCAATATTTGTAATTGAATTACCAGCACCGTTAGCGTTAAATGTTTTATTTGTTAAAGTATCTGTAGATGAAGCAGTAATGAAAGCAGAATTAGTATTATCGTAATTTGCTAAATCATTATCAACAACTAAATCAATTGTTCCATCAGCGTCTTGGTATGTAGCAGTAATAAGTGTTTCTGTATTACTACTAAACATTGCACCAGCAATATCTTGTACTCTTTCAGCGTTTAGAGTTACAGCACCAGAAGTTACTGTAAAATCTGTAGCATTAAATGAAGCAACCCCTTTATTAGCTGAAGTAGCTTCTTCAGCAGAAATTGTTAAAGTATCTGTTGCAGATACAACAGCGTCAATTCCTTCACCTGAAGTAATAGTTAATGTATTACCTAAATCTAAATCTTGTGTATTTGATCCATCAGAAATTGTGATCTTACTATTTGTTAATGAACTGTTTCCAATATTTGTTAAAGTATTTGAAGCACCACTTATAGTTTTGTTAGTTAATGTATCTGTCGTATCTCTTAATACAATTGTACCAGAAGCGTTTGGTAAATTAATTGTGTTGTCAGCAGTAGGATCAACAACTGTTAAAGTTGTTTCATATGCGTCAGCACTTGCACCTTCAAATGTAAATGCGTT